TCCGTGCGACTTTTTAGACCTATTTTAGACATAAAACCAACGGGCTGATACATTGTTCAGATTTAGTCAAAAGCCATCTTAAAATTGATTGGAGTGATTAATTATGAATATTAATGTTCAAGTGCAACAAATATCTTTTTCCATTGTAGGATTGTTGTCGATTGTATTTATGGGTATCTTATTTGATAGGTATGATATTCCTGTCTGGAAAGCAATTATACCTATCTACAACCAGTATATCTTTGCTAGAGATATTGCGAAGGCTCCGGGTGTTGCTAAGAAAAGATTAACTTTATCTATTGCTGTGTTAATTGCCTTACTGGTATTTTATGCAGCCTTAGGAGTAGCAATACTACGTATATTTAAGACTAGTACAATGGGCATGTCTGCGTCATCAGGAGATGCTGGTGTTATCCTCTTTATTGCCTTTGCATTTGTGATATTCTTGATTATAGCGTTGGTATTCTCTATAATCTATGACTATGAAGTTTTCCGTTCGTATAACAAGTTGCACGGTTATAGCGAATGGCTAACATACCTAGGAGTTCTATTCCCTGTGATAGCATTAGGTATTTATGTATTTAATAACGATAGGGAATTACCAGAGCCGAAAGAAGAGATATAAAATATAAACCCTTGGTGTAACAACCGAGGGTTTTAATATTTCTGATATATAGTATAAATAGTGAACTAAATACGAAAGGAGTTGCGATGCTTAAAAAGACAAAGAAATGGTTATTAGGACTTATGTCGGTATTGTTTTTGGTATTGGCAATATCTCCTGTAGTCAATAAATCACTCATTGAAACAACACACGCCGATGACAGCGATGAGGAAAAAGATAAGGATGAAATCAAAAAATTCATCAGCGAAAATGGCGGTACAGACTTAAACCAAATTATGGATAAAGTCACCTCAAAGGAAGTATCTTCTGAAAGAGCAAAAACACTTGTTTATTACATCGGATACCTATTAGGGCCAGGCAACTACGTAGGTGATGTATCCAACTATTCAGGTGCTGTTCTTGATGGTGTAAATGAAACTGTTGTTCAAGATGGTAATGTAAATGGAGCATTTAATGGTCCGCAGAACCTGCTAAATCACAACGGTGATATACCTGCAGGAATGACAGAACTATATGACAGTATTTTAGGTACATTCATTCAGCAAGGAATACAAGGTCAAAACACGGTATCAGCATACACAGGAGACTGGCGATTTGGCGTACCAATTAATCTACCAAACAACACAGTGCCTGTAGGAAACAATAAAATTTTTAACTATACAGCATTAGAGCGTTTTGGATATGATTTACCATTAACAACATACTTGGGCGAATATGACAAAATTCAAGTGTCATCTGATACAAGATTGATGGCTAATATTGGTGCAGTAGGGAAACTAAGAGTTGGTGCAGAGGCATTATGGGAAGGCTCTAAAGATGTTGTAGGGCAAGTGATTGATTTTGCAACAGGTAATTGGGGTACTCCTCATAGAGGTTTTGCAGGAGCAGTTATTGGAACTATTGTAGACTCATCAGATTTGAACGTAATTGCCCAACATGCATGGACAAGACCAGACTTTGCTAAGACTGTTTACAATGCATATTATGCCTCTGACCAAGAGATTTTATATAGAGCAGTTAACCAATATTATAATCAGAATATTAATGCGTTAAGAGACTCTAATCCTGTATTAAAAGAGATTATGGATGCGTCTAATCCACCTCACTTTGATTTTGATACAAGTAAGTTTACAGATAAGTCATTAAAAGCATATAATGACTATCAGGCGTGCTTAGTTAAAAATGGCAACGATAAGACCAAATGTGGAGAAGAACCTAAACTAGAAGTTTTAAGTGTTGAGGAGCAGTTTGCTAAGTGGTTACAGTCAGATAATGTACAGGCACAGTTTAATAGGTATAAAGAACTAGGCTTTGACATTACAAAAACTTTACAAGCAAAATCTAATAGTGAGATGATTACTTTCTGGAAAGACGAGTATCAGTCAAAACTAAAAGAAGTTCTTAAAAACAATGGTATAGACTCCACAGGTATTGTTGTAGATGAGGAAACATTGAAATCACAAGCATGGTACGATGCTTCTCGCTCTTGGGCACACTGGATATGTGCAGATAGTGAAGGCAACCCACCTGCAAGTTATACAGACTGGAATACTGTATATGCAGATGAAAACAATAATGGACAAGAAAAATTAACAGGTTGTGCAGTTGTAAGACCATCAGTACACGGAGCGTTAAATGGCACATCTAATGGAGTATCTGATGATACGAGATATGTTCGCTTTAAGGAACAACACACCGTGTATGGTAAAGGTATTTTAGGAACCATTGGTACAACGATATCTTCATTCTTTACAAAATTGACAGTTACATTGTTGTCTTATAGTTTTACAAATATCATTAGTTCTCTACACCTAGATATGATTATTCAAACAACGATAGAGACATTTAGAGATAGTATTTTCTTCCCATTCGCTAGTATGGCAGCCATCTTGTTTGCTTTAAGCCTGTTGTTCCAAGCAATTAGTACAGGGCAATTCAGAGTTATAAAATTAGTACAACTAATCGGTATCTATATTTTGTCAGTTGTTGCGTTATTCAGTTCTGGCACATTAATCAGGCTGGCAGAGGAAATACCTAATAAGGCAGAACTTGCACTATTTGGTACACTTTCAAGAGATGATAATACAGTTGACTATTGTAAAGCAAGTAGTCCTGATGACTTCTTAGGTACAACAGTCAAGATAAGACAAATGCAATGTATGGTTTGGAATATTACAACATTTAAACCTTGGTTATCAGCCCAATGGGGTGCGAACTATACAGACTTAAATGAGGATAAAATGACATATAGTAATGAGACCAAGGCATTGATAGGTTCACCAGAAGTTGTCTTGGGCGATACAAATAAGCCTAGAAACTGGGCTTTATACCAGTTAGACAAGACAATTAGTGGCACAATTACAGAGAATGATATTAATACGCCTGTGAATAGTCAATCTAAGCAGATGTATAAATTAGTTGATATGCAGTTTGGTCCAGACAACGCAAAGGGCAGAGACACAAGATTTGCAAGTACATGGGCAGGAGACAATAATAACAGAGGTATGATTCTGTTCCTTGCTGGTATCACAAGTATTGCGATGTTTTTAGTGGTTGGGGGCCTAACAATCTTTAAGATAGGAGCCTCATTAGACTTTGCTTTAAGATTGATGCTGTTACCTTTTGTAACACTAGTCGGTTTATTTAGACCAGTTAAATTGACAGAGTATGTTGGTAAGATGTGGTCTATTTTAGTCCAGAGAATGATTGTAACAGTGATTTTATCTATTACATTATACCTATTAAACGCCCTATCGACATCATCCGTGAACGCAGTAGCGACAGCAGTTATGTCAGCAGCCATCTTAATTAGTATTCAGATGTACTGGAAAGAAATTGTTGGTATTATCGCAGGTTCTTCTGACGCAGGTAAGGCAATTAGAGAAAACCTTTCTTATCAAAAGTTAATGCCTAAGAGTGCTAGACAATTCATTGACTTAAAGGTTCGTGATATTAGAGAAAGCATTGCAGGTGGTGTAGCAGGTGCAGTTGTTATGCCGGGAATTAGTCGCCAAATGAGGAAAGAACATGGTATTGAAGTAGTTGGCAACCCAATAGTCGAAGGCTTTAGATACGGTGCTGACGTTGCTTCTGACAGAGGTATTAAGGTTACAAACCGTCAGCAGGCAAGAGAAGGTTTCGGTATATTTAGACAGTATGCAAGAGCATATATGGCAGGTAATAGAGCAACAGGCTTTGATAATCCATCAAGAGATATGATAGAAACTTATGACTTAATGAGAAGTAATCTGGAAGAAAAGTCAGCAAGAAGTCAAATCACACAAGAAGAGAAGAAAGCACTAAACATCTTAAATAAGATGAACAGTGGGCATGATATAGACAATATCGACAGATTTAATTCTACTGGTGACAAGAAATTAGACAGGTTAATCAAAGGCACTCTAATTCCTAATGACAAACTCACTAAAGACAATATTAACGACTTTACAAAAGACTTCGTTACAAGTATCAACTCTTACAAGTCAAATAAACAAGAAGATTATATTCCTACAGGATTATCAACAGACACCTTAAATAAAGTTGCTACAGCCACATCAGCCGTAAATGGTGTTGTTAATGACGTAGACAAGGCAATTAATAATGTAAATGATAAGATAAACGATAATCTGATGACAAATGCAGAGAGAAAACAGAAGTCTTACGATGACTACCTACATAGAAGATATGAGGCAGAGGAAGAAAAGAGTGTTGACGAGTTGGTTAACGGCAGACTACATAAGAACGAAGATGAAAACCTTAAGGGTAAGACGCCTGAAAGTGTTGCGGTTCGAGATATGCTTTTCAGAAATGGTGATAGTAGTAAACCGTCTCTTGAAGTCGACCCTATGAAGAGAGAGGCAGGTAAGGGTTCAGACGAAAATAACAGGGGCGCTCAAATCAACTTCCGTTATACTCCAGAGAAGAAACGTAAGATAATGGAAGACTACTTAGATATTCATGAAGATTTAAAGATTACCAAGGAAGATAAGCGTACTAATAAATTTAGAAACAGATTCCGTAAGAAATAAAGAGTAGGCAAAGCCTGCTCTTTTTGATATATATAGAAGAAAGAGAGGAACACACTCAATGGCTAAAGTTAAAAATATTTTGTTTTCGTTGTTTGCAACAGTCATGGTAGTTTTCAGTTTAGCAAATAATCAAATTCAAACAAGTAAAGCAACAGACGTGACGCAAACGATTGGGTGTGCGTTAGGCGACCCGGGTAAGATAGCATTAAAACTGGCAAGAACAGATTATATACAGTATCTTACACAATCAAAGGCAACAACTGTTAAATCAGAAAATGCAGAAGCAAATATTAGTAATATGATTTTGAATGTTGCTGGTTATAATGTGGGTAAGTCAGACGGAACAACTCCTTTTGAGCGTTTTGGATTTTCAGGCATTCAATATAGTTCTTACTTAGGTGAATGGGCATACTATGACGTTGACCCGTGTGCAGGTACAGAAGGAAAGATGTCCAACTATGGACAATACTACTCAACAAGAAAGAATCCACTATCAACGTTTACAGAAACAGCCAGCACGTTAGATAGAAGAGCAAGAAGAAGTCATGATATTAGACCTAGTGTGTTTTCACTTACACCTCTAATGATGGCAATGACAGATACGATTGTTAATACTTTATTAGGAGTTGCTAAGTTTATACTCGCCCTAACTCTTGCTTTTATTGGTTTCTGCTTTAGTGATTTCTCTGCCATTGTAGGGCTTTCAGCAGAAAACCAAAAAACTATCTTTACGCAGTTGTATGCAGGGATATTTTTACCACTCATGATGTTAATGTTAATCTTTACGATGCTTTACCTTATTTATACAATGTTGTGGAAAGGTAAAATACGTGAAGGCTTAGGCAATCTTGTACAGGTAGTAATATGTTATATTCTTGCTATTATGCTATCGGTTAATACAGGCTTACTTCAACTACCTATTAGAGGTGTTACGGCATTACAAGCAATGATAATGTCAGGCTTTACTAATACGATATCGAATGAGAATGTAAGTATGTGTCCTGTATATACAAAGCCAGACGATAATGTTAGTATATTTGATGAGAAATACTTAGATGTACAGACCGGCTACATCAAGCAGATAATTGGTTGCCGCATGTGGTCAGAATATCTATTAAAACCAACAATTAAAGGTCAGTTCGGTACTGATTATGAAAACCTAGGCAGATTAACTAATGAAAATGAAGAATGGGTTGGTAAGCCAGAAGTATTTGTTGGCAAAGATAATTCAATCGAAAACTGGGGATTGTTCTATGTTTCTGTCATGTCAGGAAATCACCAGCCTTTAGACAATCAAAACACAGCATCTGTATCAGGATTAAATAAAGACTATTATAGAATTATTGACGCACTTTCTAATTATGAAGAATCTGGTTTCGTAGCAGGTTCAGATATTACTGCCGGTGTTGCAAATCTACCATCCAGTGTTGATATTAACGCAAATCACTGGACATCAGGTGACCCTTATAGTCATGATATAGTCGGTCATATTAGAGGTGGTATTAAAGCAGAGCAACTTGACGGATTCCTAAACTCTACTGGTATTCAGTATGATAAAAACAGAATTAATGGTAAATTACTGTTAGAATGGCAGAACGCTTCTAAAGTAGATGTTCGAGCAATTATCGCTATTGCCATGTGGGAGAGTTCACTCGGCACAGCAGGTGTTGCAACATCACCAGGTGCAAATATGTTTGGTTTCGGTGCTTTTGATAGCAACCCTGATAATGCTAAAAACTTTAATGACGCCAAGGCCGTGGTTGAGTTAGCAAAGCAAACGCTACTTGCAAATAAGAATAGAACCTTTAAACGTCAAGATGACAAAGCATTTGCCAATGCTCATGGTGGTTTAGACACTGCCACAGAGGGTGGTGTATATTTCACATCAACAAGTGGCACAGGTAAGAAGAGAGCAAACACAATGGCATTAATTGATGCTTATATTGATGCAAATGGTGGAGCAGATGAGTATTTGACAGATATTGGTGATACACCAACAGATGCAAAAGCAACAGAGTCGTTAATCAGTAATATTCCTGTTGTGAAAGCGACAACAGCAACAAGAGAGTGGAACTATTTTATCGGTAATGACACAGGTCTTAAATTTGGACAAGCGACACTCACACTCTTGTTTGTGTGCTTAGGTTCTATTTTACCTATTATGTTCGCCCTGATGGGAATTGTATATGGTGTGCAACTAACACTCTATGGTGTATTGTCTCCTATCTTCTTACTATTCGGTTGTTGGGCAGGCAGAGGCACAGATATTGCCAAACGCTACTTTGGAACAATGCTTGCAACAGCAATGAAACGTATCGGAACATCGCTATTGTTAATGATTTCTATTGTATTAGTAACCAACTCTATGAGCCTTGTTAATACAGTTGGTGTCGTACAGTCAATCGTATTTATGATTGTAATGATAGTTGTTATTTCAAGAAAACGTTATGAAATCTTAAATATGTTCCAACTAACTAACTTTGGGCAATTACAATTATCTAAGCATTTAAGTAGTGCAACAAGCAAGGTTACAGGAGTTGGTAAAGATGTTGGGGAAGTTGCTCAAAACACAGTCGTTGGTGGTATAGCAGGTATTAGAAACGGTCTAGGATTTAGCAATCTAAGTAATACACAAGACACTATACATGAGGCGTTGAGAGGTGCTAAAGCAGGTGCTGTATCAACGATTAAAGATAAGATGTATAGAAGTCATATGGGTAGAATGACAAACACTTTAATTAACACAATGCGCCATGATGAGAGCGAGCACCACTGTATTCAATGTGGTGTAAAACTAACAGATGGTACTGTATATACAACCGAAGACGGACTATATTATTGTGAAGAGTGTGCAGCCGCAATGAACTTTGAAAACCTACTCGCAGTAACACTAAACACTCATAACGAGGGATATTCATTTACGACAGGTAATGAGAAGGCAGTAGTATTGCATAAGAATGAAGCAGGAGAGATTACAGAAGATAAACTTACACATGTTACAATAGATGAATGGGCTAAGAACCAGAACGCAGACAAGGCAATTCAGCAAGCCTCAGACTCAATGGCTATTGTGTATGACGATGTAAAGAATGCAAGAAATTCTTACCAAAACCACAGTGTAAAGAGCGTGTTTATCCCAACTCCATTGCGAACAACCTTGATGAATAGTGATATGAGAGAATTAACTGTTAAATCACAGAATGAGGATAAAGCCAACGAATCTATTAATGAAATAGAGGCAAGTTTAGAGAATGCATGGAGAGAAGTCTTGAAAGATAAATTAGTTGAAACAAAAGACTATCGAAACGCATATCTTGATAAAGACGGCAATGTTAAGAATCAAGAAGAGGCAGACAAGTGGGTAGCAACTAAGATGGAGCAGTTTGACCAGAACTTAAAGGAAGTCAAGGCTGTAAATGAAATTAAAAAGAAAGAGGACAATATAAATGAAGATGATAAATAATGTACAAGTTTATGGTTTAGAAAATAGTATTAGGGCAGCCAAATTCCCTATGGCAACAGATTTTGAAAATCTGACGACAGAAAAGAGCAAAAGTACAGACTCTTTAGGCAAGGCAAAGATAGGGAGTGGACACGATAATTTCTTAAACGGTATTATTGTTCAGTTTGATTTGACGTTTAGCAATAAGGCATGGGTTGAAATGCAAAGATACCACTTTATTGACTTTATTAGTTCAGGCTCTACTATGCATAGAATTGCCAAGTTCGACTTAAAAGAGGCTTGTAATGAATATGTAGATGATAGAATTGTTAAAATTCTACAAGAAAAGGTAGACGAGTATAACAATGGCGAAAAGACATCAGAAAAATATCTTGAAATTTTGTATAATATTCCTAGTGGGTTTAGAATGACGGCTGCCATGACTACCAACTATCGCCAGTTAAAAACTATTTATCATCAACGTAAAAATCATAGACTACCTGAATGGAGAGAGTTCTGCAAGTGGATTGAAACGTTACCAGAGCATGAGTGGATTACTGATTGCAATTAATTATTGACTTTTAAAGGATTTTGTTGTTGTATAGAAAAGACAGGAAGGTATAATAATGTGTACAATACTTGAAACGTGGATTATTAGAGAAGGAACGTATGAAGATTCTTTAAAAATGAGACAAATCCAAAATGGTGAGAATTTAGAATCTCTCTTAACCGACAAAAACTGGATAATTCGTGCCCTTTTGGCAGAGAATGGGTATTTTTAGATGTACTTATCAATGATAGTGACAGTCGTGTAAGACAACGTGTCGCACAGCATGGTACTGATAAGCATTTAGAAAAACTTATTAATGACGAAGATGAAATTGTCAGAATGCATGTGGCATGGCGTCAGTACGGCCTAGAAAAATTAATTCATGACGAATCAGAAGAGGTTAGATGGGGCGTTGCTTGTGAGGGATATAGACTAGATATTCTCGTAAACGACCCAAGTCCTCGAGTTAGAGAAAAAGTTGCCCATCAAGGATATGGTTTAGATATTTTAGTACACGATAAGGACTACCACGTTCGTTGTGCAGTTGCAAAGCAAGGATTCGGCTTAGACATTCTTGTTCATGATGATAATGAGTGGGTATTGTTTGTTGTTATTGAACAAGGGTATGGTTTCGATATTCTTATTCATAATGATAATCCTCGTATCAGAGCAGATGTTGTTGAACATTGTGAAGATAGTAAATATTTAGAGATTGCGTTGCACGATGAATCGCCAGAGGTAAGAAGAGCGGTAGCAAGAAGAGGCTATGGCCTAGAAATTCTTAAAAATGATGAAGACTCGTGGACTGCCAGCGTGGCAAAAGAAATGCTTATTAAGCAAACGTTGCGAAATCTAACAGCGAATAAAGCAGGAAATTAAATCATGCTTTTTTGATATATATTTTAGAGATTATATAAATAGAAAGTGGTGATGTCATGTCAAAATATCATATCAAAGCAGATGGTAGTATAGGTATCTGTCATGCAAGGTCTGGTAAGTGTCCATATACTACACATATTATGGCTGATACAATAGAACAAGCACAAATAGAAGCGGACGCTGTTGCATATAAAAATCAACAAGAAGAACTAAAAAAGAAGTTCGGAGATAATGTTCCCACAATGGATGCATTACTTGATAGTGATGGTGTAAGAGAACAGGTACGCAGTAGTGGTATAGATGTTGATATAGCAAGTAGAAACATAAGAAGAAACATACTTCCTAAGTCACATTTTGATAGTCAGGAAGAATGTGATGATGCAATCGTGAAGTCACTCTCACCTGAAGAACTAGAGAGCCGAATTGAAAAAGACACTGACGAGTTGGAAACCATGTTGAAGAGTGATATACCTGAATTAAATAAATCGTTGGATATAAATAACTATAAACAAAAGGGACAGAAATATATGTCAAGAGTAAAAGCGTTGAACAGAGATGGTAAAATCACCTGGTGCACTGCAAGGACACCAGGACAAAGAAATTGTAACTATGTGTTACACCAGGGTGCTAGAATGACTGATGGTGAATTTCAGGAATGTGTTGATGAGTATAACGAACGTATGATGGCTAAACTTAACAGCAAAAATGAACAGGATAGAATTGAATGTGCAGAGCAAGGTTACGGTTTAAATATTCTTAAAAATGATGTCAGTAAGAAAGTAAGAGATGTTGCAAAGCAGAAGTTATCTGAAACATCAACACAAGATAGTAATACAGAGAACACTACTGACACACATATATATAGTGGCCCTACAGTAAAGTTAGCAAACAACATAAACGGCGAAGAAATACGCAGGCATGTAGACGAAGAAGCAAAGAAGTTTGATAGAGAACTTGCAAAATTAGAAAAAGAAATTGATAACGAGGATAAACCAAAACCAGTTATTGATGAGTACGATATTTAAATTCTTGTATAATATATAACAGAGAGGTCATAGAATGGACAAGAAAGAATTAAAAGACATGTCTGACGCTGAATTGTTAGAAGAACTAGAACGTTTAAACAATGTGGTTGATGATATGTTCGATGATGAAGAAGAGGATAAGTAGAATATCCTCTTTTTTAAATATTTTTTCGACTTTAAAAATGAGCCGAAAACGGTTTTTAGGAAGAATCCGTGTGACTTTTTTAGGTATGGAAAGGTCAAAAATGAAGAGGATGATGGACCATACCTAATCAACATAAATCACCGCTTAAAACCGTTCTCCTGAGCAACGTATGCATTAGTAAAATTTAAAATCTTGATATAGATTTCAAGAGAGGAGAAGTTAAAAATGGCAAAGGTAAGAGCATTAAACAGAAATGGCGAAATTACATGGTGTACGGCGAAGACGCCTGGTCATGGTAATTGTAACCATGTTTTGCATCAAACTGGCGACATGACAGAGCGTGAGTTTCAGAAACAGATTGATAAATATAATGAAACCATGACTAAGAAGATGTACAGCGATTATGAATACGAGAGAGTGGAATGTGCAGAGTCTGGTTACGGTTTAGATGTCTTAATTAATGATTGGAGCCCAGAGGTCAGAGAGGCTGTAGCACGCAATGGCTACAGGTTAGATAAGTTGGTAGATGACCCAGACGAGTATGTCCGTGCAATGATTGCAATGCAAGGCAAACATTTAGACAAACTTATTAATGACCCAAGCCCGCTAGTTCGTAGAGCAGTTGCAAAGCAAGACTACGGTTTAGAAATCTTAAAAGATGACCTTAGTTCAATCGTAAGGAATTGTGCAATAAAGAGACTTGAAGAAGCAAAACATGTATTTACAACTGATGATATCGCTGATGCATTTATAAAAGACCCTGATATTAAGGCAGATATCTTGCACGGTTTAAATGCAGACGGTGGTAAACTATACTGGGCAAAGTTCTCAACAGGTGCCTTTGGTAAAAGGGCAACAAAAATTCTAAAAGAGCCACTTGAATGGGCAAACATTAAACTAAAAGACGGACAAGCAACAGTGACTCTACAGAAGATAATATGTACTCTTGAAAAAGAAGGATACAAGTGGAGAGAAGGCCCTAACGATACAGCAGAGTTCGCCAAGGACTAGACAGGAATAGAGTATGACAAAATATCACATTAGAACAGATGGCAGTATTGGTGTTTGTCGAGCAAAAGAAGGCAAGTGCCCATATACTACACATATTATGGCAGACTCAATCGAGCAAGCACAGATGGAGGCAGATGTACTGGCATATCAGAACATAAAAATAGAGCGTAAGCAGAATGGTGGTATGTATTTAGATGATATGCTAGACAGTGATACCGCAGATATCATAAGAGAACAGTTGAAACAAAAAATAGGAGAGCAGGGCTACGGCGCAGACTTCTTAGCAAACAATACTACGCCTGTAAGAGAGTCGGTAGCCAGACAGGGCTATAGTTTAGACGCTCTTTTAGAAGATACTCCAATCCGTGATAAAAATATTGATGAACTGGGTAATCATAACAATGTAGAGTCAGATACCAAAACAGATAAGAAAGACGACTTAGAGTCCCTTAGCACAGACGAATTAGCCAGTTTGTTGAGAGGCGAAATGAATGATTTAGATATAAGTCTAAAACAAGATATGCCGGAACTGAACAAATCGCTAGACATTAATAACTATAGACCAAAGGAGTAGGAAAATGACAAAATACCATATTGGTAAGGGAGGCATCCCAAGAATATGCAAGGCAGTGGTTAGACCATGTCCTTACGGTGGTGATGAGGCTCACTTCACAACGATTGAGGGTGCCCAGATGGCTGCCGACAATCTCAACCAGCAACTTCAATCACTAAACGAAAACCAAGCGATTGGATTTGCCACAATTAACAACAACGCTTATGTTTATAATAGTGAAGGAGTAGAAAGAGCATCCCAACTATTAGTAAAAACTAGACGTACAAAAGCACGTATTGACTCTGCATTTAATTATTACAAACAACAGTTATTAAGAACATTAGAAGCAGAGCAAATAAAATCTCTTTCAGATGAGATAGGAAAGATAACATATATAGCACCTGGCATGCGAAACAACGCAGATGTAGAAGCGTTAAAGCGAGATGGACTATATGATGATTTCCTTAAGACGTCTCATGTATCAGAACATATTGAAACAGAGCAAGATATTCTTGATAAAGGACTTGCTAGGGTAGCAGAGGATTACGCTAGGTCATTAAAAGACTACTCTTCTGACGATGTGGTGTTCACAATTACAGACGGAAGACTTTCTCCAGAAGGCAGAGAGGCTCTTGCTAAGTTAAGAGATTTAAAGCAAAAGAAAGAACAACTAGAAGCAACAGAAAAAGAAGTTAAGAACAGATTAGTTGTATCTATGAAGGATAGTAACCTTACAGAGTATTCATCTTGCGGTATGAAGTTTGTGTATGTGCCAGAGTTTGATAAGCAAATTGTTGATACAACAGCATTGAGAAACGCTGGTATCTATGATACTTACACAAAAGCAACACCTGTCGAAGCAACACTTCGTTTCAATTTTAATTAAAAAATTACGACCACTTACCCAAAGTGGTCTTTTTCTTGTATAATAATAACTGTAAAGGTAAGCAGAACAAGGAGAATTGCATGGAATTGAGAACAGAACAAATGCAGGCAGAACTAACACTTTTGCAAGCAGGTATAAAGGAACAGACAGTTATCGTAAATGTAATGTCTATTCTGGACAACTACCAGTTTGTTAATAAAAAGTATGAATTAGCATGGACATGCCTGAAAGAAAAAGCACAAGAAAATGAAGAAAATAATCATGCAACCCTTGACGATATTATAGATGCTGTTAGACAGGGTGGAGAGAGCCTATCTCAAGAAGATATACATACTATTGTTTCTCCATGTTACACTTCTCTATTGAGCGTTGCTACTCGTCTCCAGCGATATGAGGTTGTTAAACGTATCTCTGGTGAGGCGAACAAAGTCGTTGAGAATATCTTAAATGGTGCAACAGAACCGTCAGATGGTTTAATTCAGATGGTCACAACGCTTGAAGATGCGAATACAAGTATTACAAGTAATAATAATACTGTACCTTTTGCTGATAAATTCAGGACGATTGCTGATAAAGCGTTAGACCCAACTGCTCCTGTTGCAGAGGTTATCCCGTCACCATGGACACAGTTGAATAGATATTTAAAAGACGGCGGTATCGGTAGCGGGCAGTTAGTAACGATTGCAGCCAGAACATCTGTTGGTAAGACTGTCATGGCAACAAACTGGGCAGCCCACGCAGCCAGTCTAGGAAAGAAAGTAATGTACATTTCGCTTGAAGTTGATGAAACAGATATTATCAAGCGTATGGTTGCATACAGTAATGATATTTTCCTAAGTGATTTGTCTCCTACAAAAGCATCTGCCAACGACTTCGCTAAAGAAAAAATTGCAACGGCTTTTGACAATATCTCAAATTGGGATGTGATTGTTGATGATGAGCCGGGGCTGACACTCGATAAAATTACAGCAAAGGCATATACAAAAAAGAAGACAGACGGTTTAGATGTCTTGTTCATTGACTATCTAGGTTTAATTTCCATCTCTGGAAGAAGTAAACGAGAAGAAATGGCAACGCTGTCAAGAACTTTTAAGATTTTGGCAAGACGATTAGGAATACCTATCGTTATTCTTGCACAGGTCAATCGTGAGCGTAGAGGTGATGAGGACCCTATGCCTCACTTGTCAGATATTAAAGACGCTGGTGATATCGCCAACGATAGTGATGTAGCGTTAATCTTACATAGAGACTTACATGATGATAGTATTGAGAAAAAGATGACTGTGCTTTTAGAAAAGAACCGTGGTGGCCAAACAGGTAAGTTTATGTCATTCCCAATCGAGTTGGCTAAGAACCAGATGTTAGACAATGCTAGTGAAGAAGACCTAGCAGGGTTCGGTGGTGAAGATGTGCCTGTAGAGGTTGCATCATCAGGTAGCGATGTAGAAGAACCATTATGGACAGAAAATGTAGAGGCCTTCGATGATGAAGACGGAGATATTGACGTATTTGATGGAGCGTTCGACTGATGGGACATAAGTTAGAAAAGCAAGTTAAAAAGTCATTGTTTGCAGATGATGAAGCATTGTTGCAAAATGCAAAAACAAGAGACTTCCAAGAAGATACATGCTCTGATAAACGTTCTAATATTTACCAGTTTGCCGATACTGTAGGAAAAATAATTCATTCCACAGACAAAGGCACAAATATAGCAGTTGCCAAGAGAAAAATAAGAGAGTTGTATACAAAATATGTACTCTCTGGTGATATGTCAGAAGAATATTTTAGAGATATTATGATTGTTATTGCACAAACAGGAATGCAACTAACAGACTGGAATGTTTCAGTTATTAATATGCGTATCAACAACGGTGAATTTGCAGATGTAATAGCAGAAACAAGAAAGCAAGAGTATAAAGAATTAGATATTGGTGAAATGGATTGGTGGTTCGATGAGTAAACAAGACATTTTAGATAATTTATTACAGTGGAAAGCACTCTTAAATTTAAAAGGGTACGGACAATACGCAAAGATTAAATTCAATCAAAGCACAGACAGGTTTGTACGAGAAACATTACGCAGAAACAACACGTTGAGGATTGCAGTATTCTCAAATAATATTATTAAGAATAAATTAAAAGCGTTTGATTTAGCAACACACCTGATTAATGTAGGTATCAGCCCAGAGAGTGTGAAAATTGTAACAATGGAACAATGTATCGAAGCGATGTGGGCAAGACCAGAGGCAGAGTTTAACAAAACCACACTATTTGATAAAAAGACACAGTTATTAATGATACTAGATTGTTACAGAGTTGGGCCAGAAACAAATTCAGTAAAAGTATCACAATTCAGAGAGGCGTTCTCCAATTATTGTAAGAGCAACCCTCATATTAATATAGTCTTATCGTCATCAGACGAGGGTTTGACATCAAGGAATTGTGTTTTTGACTTCAACATAGATAGTACAAAGAAGTATGCGTTTTCAATTATACAGAAAAAAGGAGAATAAAGAATGATTTTAAAGGTAAACACAGCACAGTTTGTAAACTTAGCAAAGACAGTAACGAAAGGCGTAGGTAAAGACCTATCAAGCCAGTTGGTTTTAACAGTAGGAGCAGATAACACATTAGGTCTATCTTATAACTCTGCCTCTTCTGTTATCGCAGGAAAGGTTCCGTTTGTTGCAGACGACACAGTAGAACCAATCGAATTATGTATTTCAGGCAACCAATTAAAGACAGCAACAAGTCTAATTATCGTAAACGAAGAGGCTTTACGCTTAGAAATTGACGATATTGTGACTATCAAGGTCGGTTCGTCAGAGTTTAAGGTGCCAGTAATTGATGCCCCTATTGCAAAGGTAGATACTGCGACAGAAGAGTATGGTACAGTAACAGGCGTTGAGTTCATCAAGATTATTAGCGAACTGTCTAAACTTTTATCAACAGATAGTGTACTACAAAATCACCCTGCTTCATGTTTAAACATTATCTCAACTGGTGATAAGTTAAACATCGTTGCAACCAACACATTCGGCCTAGTAGAAAAGACATGTGACTTTAATGGAGAAGTGTTCCATGTGTTATTAAAGCCAGCACAGGTTGGTGTCTTGCTTAATACATTTACACCAGGTGCCATGGTTAAGTTAATTCATAACAAATCACGCTTTGGTTTCTATAACGAGGACGATATTTTACATCTTGTTTCATTCTCTAATATGAAGCCTTTAGAATATGGCGTATTTAAGGAGACAGCGGCCACAGAAAACTCATTTACTGCAAATATTGAAGAGTTTAAGTATGCTATTCAAGCCATGACACGTTTAAGCCCTGACAGTAACCAGATTTGGCTAAATATCAAAGGGGACAAGATTGAATTCCGTAATACAAATCATGATACGATTGATATTACGCTTGACGCAAATACAGGAGACAATCGTACAGTTGTCGAGTTTGGTGCAGTAACACTCAATATCTTAGTCGGTTATATTGCTGATAAAATTAGAGTGAATTACGGTAGCAACAGGGGTAACCAGATTTTAAAGATTGAATCCCTAGTTAAGGGTGCAGATAATACATATTCAGTTGATGACACAATTTTCATTACTGTCGGTGTTTCTGTTATGCATGTAGAATAAGGCTCTTCATTGAGCCTTTTTTGATATAAGAAGTACACAAGGAGTAGTAATTATGGTAAAGAAATTATTAATAAGTATACTGTTCCTGTTCACATTGTCATATAATGTCAACGCAGAGGAAGTCGATATCCCAACAGACGGGGTTAGAATTGAAGTAGAGCGTAGGGCATTAGAGAGTGACAATCTAACAGGAGCAGTCGATATTAAGATTTATAACAACACAAATCAGACAGTAGGTATCGTGGTTTCATCAGAACAGGGTGTTGGCTGGCTAGTTGATAAAGAGATTGAACAAGAATACAGAGTAGGTTCTGTAAGTAATGATTACCATACGGCAGTATTATATGTGAAACCACACCGTTTCGTTACAAAGACAGGCTATAATATTATCATGGTAGAAGGCAAAGAGTTGCTAGATAAACCTGTATCAATCAATTATTCAGTCTTTACAGATACAGATGAGATAGGAAAGGTAGACATTAATAATCAAGAAAGCGTAAAAGAACTATTAACAAAAGGTATTGATAACGGTTCTTTTAATCTAAGTAAAGACGAGGCAGATGTGTTCAAAAATAACTTACCTGTCACAGAAACGATTGAGGAAGATATTAAGGCTGTTCTCTCACCAAAAGAAAAGAAAACCATTTCTGTTCAGAATAATGGTTTACTATTACCTGTAATACTTGGTACTGTAGTCATCGGAGCCGTGTCTGGTGCAGGCTTCATCATGTATAAGAAAGGAGTATTCAAGAAGAGATGAAATCGTTTATTGCAATCACATTAACCATTTTAGGGTTAGATTATTTCTTTCACACATTTGGTATTCAAGGGTTAACAACATACTTGATAATAGGACTATGCTATACTTGCCTGGTAAAGGTTGTAAAGCCGCTTGTACGCTTCTTTTCTCTTCCTGTTAATATTCTCACACTAGGATTTGTTTCCTTTGTAATTAATACCTTATTAACACAACTATTATTCAGTTATTTTGGTATTCATTTTTCATTTATTAACGCATTGATTGTAAGTTTAGAGATTAGTATTGTTGCCTCTGTTGTTGAGGCCGTAATAGGAGATTAAAATATGGCACTATCACTTAGAGAAAGATTAGAGATGGCCGCAAAGAATAGCGACTCTGCAACAGATATGCAGAAAAATATTGAGCAAGTTGATGAACATAAAGACAAAGAGGTCTATGACGAGCCGGAAGAGGCATTAGAGAGCGAAGAGACGGAAGTTGCAGAAGATGTCGAAGAAATTGAAGAAACGTCCGGAAATGCACAAGACAAGCCGGTGGAAGATATTAAGCCTCTAGTAGAGAAGGTCTTGGCGATTAATGACTTAATAGACACCTATGACGCCGAGACAATTTCATATATTCAGAATATTGTGCATGAGGATAGTCGTTCTGGGTTAATAAGTTGTATAATAACTATTGACAAGGCACACTCTGACAACATCTTAAAATTGAAAGAGTTGTTTAGTTTAAGAGGCACGACAGACCTTGCGTTTGCAGTCATTGAAATGCAGGATATCAGTGGTTTAGCAAAACTAGTAGAGGGCTACAACCCATCATATACTTATGACGAGAATATGAGTGCTATTCTGGCAAAGAAGAATTTGACTAAGGGTATTGAGACACTACCAGACAACGTGCTAGATAAGATGTTGCCTTTATTAGAACTATTAGAAGTGGCGAGAGGTTAATATATTATGGAAAAGAACATACAGGTAAGATTAGACACTACAGGTGAACATATTACAATTAGAACACAGAGACCTTTAAGTTTCTTAATTTTAAAGGAATTTGTTGGTTTAAAAGATGAACACATGCTGGGTACTTACCAGTATGTGTTTCCTGTTTATAGTAATAACTGTTTTGCAACGTTTAATTTTGTAAAGAAATTCCGTAATGATGTTGACTTTTTAGATAATGAGTTATTGCTGATTAAAAAGCAAGCAGAAAAAGTACCACAACCAGAAGTGTTTAAGTTTGCAGACGGCTACGTTGGCGTGAAAATACCACCTATCGAGTCTTATATTCGAGTTTTAAATATTTTGGGTGCAACCAATATCATGCGTGACACATATAGGATTCCTTTCAGTAGGCTATATGAATCGTACAGAATGTTGACATCATGGAAACATCCATACTTACCTAGTTTTCGTGTGAGTGAAGAACTGGAAGATATTGTCAAGACACCATTAACTTCATATAACACGATGAGGGATATTATGTCTGTTGATTTGTCAGAATTGTCTACCGTTGCTTATGGTTACAAGATTAAATCAGAGGGTTTTGATAAGTTAGGTTACACAAATGCAGCCGAATTACTGTTTAAGCGACCTATAAAGTATGTCGATAGAAGAAGAACTGAATCATGGTCACACTGCCCATTTGGTGAGTCAGTGTTTGTAAAGTGTATTATTGGGAACATTATGGTTTCTAATGGTAAAGCGTATTTTGAATTACAGGATGTAGAAAGTAAAAGAACACTTGAAGCGACATTCTTTGGTGGTGCTTACTTGGGTAGATTATATAAGCCTGGTGATGTAGTAATCGTGCAGTTGGTTAGAATCGCAAGAGATAAGGCAAATGGTCAGAATATCTTTTCTGAAACAGATGTACAGAGCATGCCAATTATTCCCGTATATAAACAAAGTCCTTCAAATAAGATTACATCAAAGGTACTCACACAATGCGTACAAGAAGTATTTACCAGATTTGACGGTAAAGACCTAGCCTCGTATATTAACATGGATAGTTCTTTATGGGAACTACTATATGACTTACACTTTCCAAAAGATGTAACAAACTATATTGATACGATTGATAAGTTAGCCTATATTGAGTTGCTTTATCTGCAACTTGTATTCTTAGATAGACGAGTGAATAGTAAAGAGGCTATCGGACTAAGCAAGATACCTACAGGTAAGACAAATTATACAAACGAGGCATACGGTAAATTACCATTTAAATTGACAAACGGTCAGAGTAATGCTATTCAAGAGATTATGGATGCTATGAAGAAGCCTACACCGGAGAAGATATTGTTATCAGCCGATGTTGGTGCAGGTAAGTCTATATGTGCCCAGATGGCATGCTTATACAATGTAGATTGTGGCTATCAGAGCGTATTGACAGCACCTACAGAAATTTTAGCCCAGCAGTTGTTTAATACTTTTGAGAAGTTCTTGGAACCATTAGAACATAAGCCTGTTATAGCGTATTTATCAGGTAAGACAAAAGCGAAAGAAAAACAGGCAATTTACGACAAGGTAGAGTCAGGCGAGATAGATATTCTTGTAGGTACACAAAGCGTCTTGATTGTACCGAAATTCCACAACTTGGGTCTTGTAGTAGTTGATGAACAACAAAAATTCGGCGTTGCACAAAGAGAGGTTTTATTAGGGGCTAGAGTAGACGGTAAAGTGCCTGATTTAATTTCTCAAACAGCGACACCGATTCCTCGAACAGTTGCAACATCATTCTTTGGTGATGTGCATTTAATCACAATCGAAGAAAAACCTCAGGACAGAATACCTATTAAGACAGAACTGTTAAAAGTAAATAGTGAAGGCTTCTTGAGTGGGAAATGTGTCGATGTGTGGGCAAATATCATTAATGAATTAAGACAAGGTCATAAGATGTTTATTGTTGCTCCTGCAGTTGATGAAGATACGCAATATATTTCTACCGCAAAAGTTGAAAAAGCACTAAAACACTTACCGTTGTTGTATGCGAACGATGTGAAGTATAAAGTCGTAACTGGTAAGCAATCGAGAGAGACACAGGAAAAGACACTAAAAGAGTTTAGAGATGGTGATTTTAACGTGTTGGTTGCCTCTTCTATCGTAGAAGTAGGTATTGATATTCGAGAGGCTACTGTTATGGTTATTCTAGGTGCAGATAGATTTGGGGCAAGCCCTCTTCATCAGATTAGAGGACGTGTTGGTCGCAACAATCTTCAATCATACTGTTATCTAGTAAATGACGGTAAAGCAGATAATCCTAGATTAAACGCTCTGGTGCGTAGTGATAATGGTTTTCAGATTGCATTGGCTGATATGGCAACACGTGATATTGGTGATATTCTTGGCACTCGTCAGTCTGGTGAAACAAACCTGAAATTCTGTGATATCAACGAACATACAAAGTTGGTAGAGGCTGCCCAAATGGAGGCAGAGAAGATATATAAATCGCCAGAGAAAAAGAAGGCCCTAGAAGATGCATACAACTTCTTAGGTATAGAGAGGTAGGTGAGCGTATGCAGATTTTATTTAAGTATTTATCTTTCATCAAGACAAAGGTGAATAAAGGCAACAAGAAAGTGTTTTTCGCTTTATTGGTAATGTCAATCGCACTCGGTTGTGGTGTTAGTATAATTGTAGACATTTTATTACCGTGGAATTTTATATTCACAACAATTAGAAGTATTGTCGCCTTGTGCGTTGGTTTTATTACATTTACATTCGCATATGGTATAATGATTGTTAGAAAGCAAAAAGAAGATAAGGTATCAAAACTAGCATGGTTGAATGACCTGTCGTTTCAGCAACGAGTAAACTTGTCATTAATTGTGGTTGGTATTTTAAGTATCTTATTCTTAGTTTTAATTCCAACGCAATCACCATACTACACATTTATAGCGGGTTTACTATTATCTGTAGTTGTGTGGGCTGTGTATTACACAAAACCAACACCAGATGAGATTGAAGCGTACTATGTCGGTTTAGAAGATATGAGAGACAAAAAGGGAAAGGTATAATTTTATGAGAATTGTAATTTTTAATCGAGATGGAGAAGTGACAGAGGCAATGTATGAGGCTGTCGAAAAGAAAGTACTGTCATTAGAGTCATTTCCAATTGTAGTAAACAATGACACAGAGGTGCGTTTTGAGGTAGAGCATAAGAAAGATAATTGCTTTAAATTAGAAGGAACAGTTATCTCAAATAAAGCAACTCTACATGCAAAGGTTTACGGTTCAGATTTTTATGTTCTAGTTGGCGAATGTGTTGACAAGTTAATTCGTCAGGCAAGAAAGGTTAAAACCAAAGTAATTAAACATTAGTTTAAAAGAGAACCCCCAAAAAGGTTCTCTTAACTGATATATTACATGAAATTCAAAACAGTAAAGGAGTAATTAGATGGAAGTAAAGTTTAAATATATTGGCGAATTTGAGGCGCCTAAGGTACAGACAACAGGTTCAGCAGGATTAGACCTGTTTCATAATGGTGGTACGCCTATCACGCTGGTGCCAGGAAAGTCAGAAGTTGTATCAACAGGATTTTATGTCGAAATACCAGAAGGATATGTTGGGCTAGTATTTGCGAGAAGTTCACTAGGTTTCAAGTTTGACTGTACACTCGCCAACTCTGTAGGAGTAATTGATAGTGATTATCGTGGAGAAGTCAAAGTGAAAATTCATAATCATTCAGATAGTATTAAATTCTTAATGCCGGGAGAGCGAATGGCACAGATTGTAGTTGTTCCATGTTTGGCAAAATTCACACAGGTAGATGAATTATCAGAAACAGAAAGAGGAGCAAACGGTTTTGGCAGCACTGGTAAAGAAGTTTCTAAATAATTCTTTTCTTAAAATCCTTGTGATGATTGCCTTGCTAGGGCTTACAATTTCAGCATTTCAGACTAATACAAATGGTATTCAGTATGTATTTTTAGGAATATTTGTTGTATATACAGGCTCTATGATGTTTTCAAACTTCTTTCACGGCGTATTTTATTTGATGTGGCTGTTTATCTATGAAGTTGTAGTCGCTATGCTTGTATTACAATTTGAAAGCATGTTGCAGTTATCATTACTTGCAACTTTTATACCTTTAACAATATCTATTGCTTTTGTAAATGAGTTATTGATGGACAAGTTTAATGTTAAGTCAAAACGACTATTAATTACTGTCTTAGTGAGTATCTTAATCGTTCTGTCATTACTGTTATTTACATATTTAACAAAGTCTGTAAATTCTTTCATTTACATTGTAATTTATTTCACAATAGAAATTGTATTCGGAGTAATTCTCTATACAAACAAACAAGACCTGTCTAAATAGCGGGTCTTTGTTGTATAATATTAGTGAGAGAAAAGGAGCAAATATGGAATTTAGCAATTTAATTGTATATAGTGATTATAGTGTTCATATCGGGTATGGCACTATTGATGAATATATTAGTGTTTGTAAGCAAAAGGGTATTAAAACTTTATCATTAACAGACACCAACTCAATGATGGGTATTTTTAAGTTCTTGACGAAGTGTAAGGCAAATGATATTAAAGCGATTGTCGGAGTAACCCTTACAGTTGAAAAACACAATATTACATTCTTAGCAAAGAACATTAATGGTTACCATGAATTATGTAAGTTACTAACACAATCTACAAGGAATAATTTAGACGAGCCTTTCTTAACAACCACAGACATTAAGCAGACAGACAATATTGTTGCGATTGTACATACATATGAAAAAGAACCAACCGAGCAGTTTTTGTCAGAATTTAAAAACAAAGTTAAAGATGTATATTTAGAATTTACATTGCTAAAAGGAAATCGTAGAAATATTAGTCAGTCTGTCACAAGATTATCAGAAAGAACAAATACTCCTTTAGTCTTAACGAATCCTACGTTCTATGCATATGATACAGATTTTGAAATGTCTGAAATCAATATGGCATTAATTAAGAATTACAGTTTACAAGAGACACCTGTAACACGTGGTGGTTTGAGACCTGCTTTATTCTGCAATGAGCATTACTTAAAATCAACACAGGAATTAGTCGGTTATGTAAAAGAAAACGTTACAGATGTGCCAAAGCAAATCCTAAATCAGGCTATTATTAATAATCAGTCTATTGTAGATATGATTGAGCAGGTTGAGTTAGAATATCAATTAGGTTTGCGCCCTGTTCCTCATATTCCAGCACCTTTTCAAGATAGTTTATCCTACTTTAAAGCATTAATTCAAGAAGGCTGGGATAAGATTGTTGCAGATAAGCCTAAAGAGGTTCAGGCAGAGTGGAAGAAGCGAATTAAGAACGAATTAGAGGTTATCCACTCAAACGACTTTATAGACTACTTCTTAGTTGTACGAGAGTACATCAAATGGTCAGAAGATAACGGCTACCCAACAGGTTGTGGGCGTGGTTCAGCAGGTGGTAGTTGTATTGCAAGGCTTCTAGGTATTCATAAAACAGACCCTGTTCGTTATGATTTAATGTTTGACCGTTTCTTGTCACCTGGCCGTTCAGCGATTGCAAGAATTACGTACGATGACAATTCTTTTGAAGAAATCCCGGTATCAACCGTTAAAAACATCAATAACAAGGATGATTACACATATACAATCAAACTTGGTGACACAGTTGATGGTAAAACAGTTACAGATTATAAGATTGTAGATATCGGTGCCGCGCCCGATGTTGATACAGACTTTGAGCCAGAAGTACGACCGCTTGTATTTAAACATTGCCAAGAAGAGTATGGTGAAAATAATATTACACACATTATCACGAGAATGCCTTATGGTGCAAGAAATGCATTTAGATGTGTAGCAAGGGTTTATGGCATACCACCACAGGAAGTCAACAGTTTTAGTGAATTGCTACCAGAAGCAGTTTCAAAAGACACATTAAAAGACGTACTTGATGAGAAGAATGAAACATATGAAAGTGCAAGACTAAAACTAAACCCACTGTTGCTAGAAATCATAAAAAGGGCAAGCGAACTAGAAGGTAGAACATCTGGCACAGGTGTCCACGCTTGTGGAGTACTAATTTCATGCAAAGAGATTTCAGATACAGTGCCTACAATTTATAAAGAAGACCCTAGGGATAAGAGTATTGTTTATCAAGTTTCAATGTTTGAATATCCTGAGGCAGAATCACTTGGTTTAATCAAGATGGACTTCTTAGGACTAGATACATTACATTTAATTAGTAGCACAGTTAAATTGGTCGAACAATACACTGGCAAACATATTGATATGTCTAAAATCATTGATGGCACATTAGACGATAAGAAAACATATCAGATGTTCCAAAAGGCTAAGACAAGTGGTATCTTCCAGTTCGCAGAACAGGGTGTAAGAACCATGCTTACAAAGGTTAAGCCGTCAGAGTTTGAAGAACTACCTGCAATTACGGCTATTTATCGACCAGGCCCTATGAGTTTAGGTTTGCATGATGATTTTGCGGTCAGAAAGAATGACCCGTCCAAACGTATACCATTCAGTAGGGAATTTATTGGTACGCCGATTGACACATTAACGAAGGACACTCTTGGCGCAATTATTTATCAAGAGCAGGTTATGAAGATTGCACAAGAGGCAGCCGGTTTCACATCAAAAGAAGCCGATAAGATGCGTAAGGCAATGGGTAAGAAAAAGATTGAAATTCTAAACATGCTTGAACCTAAGTTTAAAAAGGGTATCATTGAGAATACCAAATGTTCGGAAAGTACTGTTAATGAGTTCTGGGCACAGTTATTAGGATTTGCACAGTATGGTTTTAATAAGTCACATGCCGTATCTTATGCTTTAAACAGTTATCAGTCAGCATATTTAAAGGTTCATTATCCAGTATTATGGGAAACAGCAGCCTTGAGAATGTATGCAGATAATCCAGACAAGGTAGCAAAGTATATTGAAGACGCCCGTTCTAACGGTATAGAGATATTACCACCAAATATTAATGAATCTGACTTGCTTATTTCACCTACGTCTGACCTGAAGAATATTGTCTATAGTATCTCAAACATCAAGAAAGTACCGACATCTATTTTAGAGGCGTTTATATTAGAACGAGAGCGTAATGGCAAATATACAGATTTGATGAATTTTATTAACCGAAACAAAGACATTGTGTCAAAATCTGTTCTTGAAGTTCTGGCATGTTCTGGTTGTTTAGACTGTTTCGGTAATACAAGAAAATCTATTTACGATAACGCAGAAAAGTTGGTTAAGAGCGTACAACGCAAGAAGAATAATGTTGCTAGTTTATTCGCTATGGTTGGCGAAGAGGCAATCAGTATGGTTGAATTAGACGATGAGGAATGGCCAATACTCGAAAAGATGGCTAATGAAGGTCAGGCATTAGGGGCTTATTTATCAGGCAATCCTTTAGATGGTCTAAAAACACAGGACGGTCAGGACATCGTCCAAACAAAAGACTTAAAAGAGTGTGATAGTACTCAATACATCACCTTCTTATCAGTTGCACAAAAGAAAACACGTTCTGGCAAAACTCTTATTACTGGTATCGCCAATAATGGTGTCTCTCAAGCAGAAATTAAGTTACCTACCATGGTTACTAATAGAATCTTGTTAGGAACAGCGATGGAAAAAACAAACGGCGACAGACAAGAGGCATATAAACTTCTACGACTAACAGACGATAAGAAAAAATCGTTCTTCGATGCATTAGAGCCTTTAGATAAGCCAGAGAAATTCAATACAATCTATAAACTCACATACACTAAGGGCTTTAGAGGTAGTATGATGATTAGTGACATTGAACCTGTAGAAGTGTCTAAGAATAATCAAATTTTAGAAAGAATTGTGGTAGATAAGAATAAAACTAAAAATCTACCTGCTTTCCAGAAACTGGTCAACAAAGAAACAGAGCAGGCGAAAATGTCTGGTGGTAAACTTATTGATATATTAGTTGAGTTCTATTCGGTGAAAGATGATATGTGGAAGACCGTTGAAATCGACCAAATTTATGTATCTGCAGCCGCTCTTAGACTGATTAAGTAAGGAGTTGTAAAATGGCAAAAAAGATAGTAGTTGAATACACAACCAAAAAGACACGCAAGTACGATATATTACAACTACAAGTCTAAGTCTATAGAAATATAGGCTACGTTGAATTAGAGAACCATAAGGTTACTTACCTTCGGTTGTCGCCTTAGACCGTCGCTCTAAGTTCACTGACTAAGTTGGGTGCTTGTGTATAGATAGCCCTGTGTTAGTGAATTAAAAACCTAATTCAACATTGACGAAAGGAAGTCCAATACCAACTTTGGTAATAGAAGTTGGTTAGGCGTTACAGTTCAGTTAGTACTGGCTTATAACAAAGAACTAACTATTTATGAAAGGAGCGAGAGCGTATGTTGGTGTATGTACTAAAACAAGACGGACAACAGCTTATGCCAACATCACGTTTTGGCAAGGTTCGTAGATTACTAAAAGAAGGAAAAGCAAAGGTTGTTCGTAGAGAGCCTTTCACCATCAGACTACTTTATGAATCTGAAACAGACGTGGTTCAGGAATGTTACTGTGGTGTCGATACAGGCTCTAAACACGTAGGAGTAGCAGTTCTAGGAAATGATAAAGTTCTGTATCAGTCGCAGACGGAGTTGAGAAGTACTATTAAAAAGAAAATGGATTCTCGTAGAATATACCGTCGCAATAGACGTTTCAGAAAGACTAGATACAGAAAGTGTAGATTTTTAAACAAAAGAAACTCTATTAGAGAAGATAGACTTCCACCTTCGGTAAGACATAAAGTTCAGGCTCATATAGATGAGATTGAATTTTGCAAGAAGATTTTACCTGTATCAGATTTGATTTTAGAGGTAAGCCAGTTTGATACGGCTTTGATGAAAAATCCTAGTCTAATTAATGAAACGATAAAGCGTTGGGGCTATCAGAAAGGTTTTAACTATGGTTACTCATGCAGACGAGAGGTAATTCTCCATCGAGATGGTTACACTTGTCAGTGTTGTGGTAAGAAAAACTGTAGATTGGAAGTTCACCACATTGTTTTTAGAAGTGATGGTGGTACTGATGATGAAAGAAATCTCATAACTTTATGTGAAGATTGCCATAAGAAAATTCACAAGGGTAAGATTGTGCTGACTAAGAAACCAAAGAAAATGAATTTAAAAGACGCTACCCATATGAATATAATCAGAAGTTGGTTATTAAGGATTTATCCACAAGCGATTGAAACATTTGGTTTCGTGACAAGTGAAAACAGGAATCACTTGCAACTACCAAAGGGCCACTATATTGATGCTTGTGTTATTGCAAGTGGTGGTTTAGAATTTAAGCCATCTGATACGGTTTATTATAAACGTAGAGTGGCTAAGGGTGATTACCAATTATGTAAAGGCCCTTGTGGGGAAAAGAAAATTCCAGTAGGTAAAATACAAGGTTTTAGAAAATTTGACAAGGTTAAGTATCTTGAAAAAGAGTATTTCATTAAAGGAAGACAATCTAAAGGAGGATATGTATTCCTTATGGACATATTTAATGGCCAGATAGACTTTAGTTGTATGCCTAGAGGGCACAAAATACCTAAGTTATTGGATTGTGAAAGAGTAAGTGCTAGAAGTAGTGCATTATGTATAAGGATGAAATATAGAACAGAATATGTTGAGGGTATGAAATATATAGAGATGTTAGAGTAATTTATAAATATCTAAATATATAATTTCATGTCTTAACAAAATTATAGAGGAATAATAAAATGAAAATAATGAATTTACCATCTGTGGAAGATTTAACTAAAAACACTATTCCCGAACCGGTTGTCAAACATGAAGAGCAAGAAGATATTATTGAGCCGGTAGATGTAGAAGACATTACAGATGAGTTCCAAGATGTTGAAGATGGGTACAATACTGACGAAGATACAGACTATGAAGAGGCTTATCAAGAGCCTCAAGTAGTCGTGCCTGTTCAGCCTAAAGTCGAATATTCAGAAGAGGAAGAGGCAGAGGCATTAGAAGAAATTGTAAAAGAAAGGGAAAGCAAAAAGGCTAAGACACCAAAGAAGTTGAAGAAAGGTGTTGTAATTGGCATTATTGCCTTAGTCTCTATTGTTGTTCTTGCAGGTATTGGTTATTTTGTTGTCAGTCATTTCACAAGTACTGCAAAGACCCCAACAGTTACACAACCGACAGAAGGTCCTAAGAAACAAGATTTTGAAAACTTTGAAAGATTGATTTTAAAATCACCGACAGTTGCTGATGATGAACAACCAGCAGAAGATAAGCCAACAAAGTCTGGGCAAGAGATTGTGCAATCATACTCTTTAGAATATCCTTATGTAGATTTAACCTTAAAAGAGGATGCAGACGGCCAGTTTGTGTTAATCTACAATAAAGATGACAAGCAGGTGCTATGTTATTCAGAAGAGAACCAGTTTGTTGCAGGAGTAGAAAAGAGAGTTGCCTTGAGTTGTGAGGTAGACGATGATATGTCTAATGAAAAGCCTATTTCCTATATGTTTAGGGAGAGTGATTAGTTATGCAGGCTTTAATGCCTTTTGCAAAGAAGTTTGATACCAAAATCAGGCGCATTATCTCAAAACAAAAGTATTTTAATACACTGGAAGAATTTATTATCATGTTTAATAATGGTACGATTAATAAGTTTGACCCTAATGTTGAATACATTTTAAAGAAGTTAAAGAAATACTACCTGAATGTAAAGGTCGAGGATGATAAAATAATTGTTTGCTCTCCTGATGAAATCACATTAGATTTTGTATATAACCTTTTAGGGCAGTGGAAGTTAGTTGTTTATTTAAAATCTCTGATTGATAGACTAACAGAACTTGGTTATCCTTATGATACTAAGATTGTTTTTCAGACCAGTAATCCAGGCACAGTCTATATAGAAATGCTTGATGGCGATACAGGAGAATATTTTTTAGAACCAGCACATGATGTTCCTAAGTTGTTTAATACAAATAGAGAGTTGGCAAAAAATTTAATTATCAACTTATCATTAAAAGATTATGATGGTGGTTGTTATCTGAACTTTGAAGATGTAGAAGACATAGACTGTTCTTTCTTATACGAAGTTCAGGAGTTCATCTTACAGAAGATATTAATTGACAATCATAAGAGTATGCACTTGACAGAAAGCCATGGGTAGTATATGCTTTTACTGTAAAGCGAAAGGGGTAATATTTTCATGTTAATTACGTTGTTATCGGTGCTATTGCACATCCTGCTCTATGTATTGTTGTCTGTATTAGTTTATACGGTTCTATTCTTAGATTTAAGCAAGGCTCAAAAGAAAGTACTGTTAGGAGTAATTGTATTTCTAGCATTCGCACTGTTTGTTGTCGGTATTTAATTAAATATACTAAGAGTTGAGATTTTTCTCACTCTTTTTATTTTGTTTAAAACCGTTTTATACCCTCGTCCGTGC